GCATTATCGTCAATAATCTCCAGTTTAAAATTTCCTATTTTAATCTTAGGATAAACAGAAAATTCAATTTGTTTTTTAAATCCAAGCTCTTCATTAAATAATTTTTTGTAATAAGTGCTTGTTTTTGGATAGCATTTTATATGCTTTTTACAATCATTAAGCTTTTGCAAAGGTGTATAAAGCCTATTTGAAGCTATAATAATATAGTCAGCTTTATCTAGTACATTATTAATTTCTTTCCATTTGTTTTCATCATCTGGAAGCTCATAAAGCCTAAGTTCAAGAATAGTATATTTTTCACTTTCGTAAATTGGAAGCCTGTCATCCCAATGTTCAACAGCAAGAGTTTTATTGTATTTAATATTATTATTTATCCACTCAGAAGCTTCTATTCTTGTATGCTTTTGAGAATAAATATTTACAACCCGGAGAATATACAATGTCCCAGGCACAATACGAAAGTGAAGAAGATGAGGATGTTGAAGACGAAGAAGACGAAATATAAAATAATATTACGATCATGAAAAAGATCTATTTAGTTAAGGAAAATCTAGATGAATTTGCTGGAAAAAGAGGAAGACCCCGTAAAATTAAAGATCCCGAAGCAGGAGCAGATAATTGGTATGGTGCCGATGATGAATTCGATGCTCCGGAAGCAGGTCCTGAACAAATCGAAGATGTCGAATTAGAAGACGAAGTAACGGACATTGCTATCCAAAAACAAATCCAAAAAAGATTAGAACATGAATTAACTTCCCCTGAATTTAGTAGAGTAAGTGTAAAATTTAGATCTGCTGGTGGTGTAGGAGAAGGTGTTCCCATGGCCAAAATGGGTGATGGTTTTTTATTAAAACTTAAAACTGGTGGAATGAAGAAAGTCAAAGTACAAGATATGATGGCTGAATCAGTTGCACCTAAACAATTTGTTGGAGAATCATTTAAAGATTATGAATAGACAAGAACTTTTCGAAATATTAAGATTGGATCCAAGGAAAGTTGCAGATCCTGTAGAATACTGGGCATTATATGCTACGTCATTCTATGAAAGATTGTTTAGTAAAATAGATAGTACAAGAAAAGTAGAAAAAGTTTATAAACGGATGTTTAAAAATCCAAAATTAAATAAGAAAGCCCAAGACGCATTAACGTTCTTTTACAAATTAAGAATGGATGAATTAGAAAATCCAGATTTTTGGGAGCAAACTAAAGGAAATATAGAAGAAAATATGAAAGCAAAACTAGTAAAAGAATCATTAAATGAATCCATGTCAAGATATTGTGATTTCTATAAAACAAAAGATGGAAAATGGTATATGGATTTAGCTAATGAAGAATATGGAGAATGGGAAGAAAGTACAACTTATGGACCATTTAGTTCAGAATCAGCAACGGAAAAATATTTAGATAATAATTTTTCCAATCCAGGTGGAATGGGTGTCGATGACTCAGGCGAAAGACCAGTTCCAACTGAAAGTCCAAATGGAAGTAAAGTAGTAAATCCAAGATCTAGTGGAGGGGGAAATATGTTCAATCATTATGGACCTCCTGGAAGAAGATTTTAAAAAATATTTAACAAGACCTAAGAAAACTTAGGTCTTTTTTTGTCATAAAATGTCTATGGACATACAACAGCACTTAACAGATTTTGAAGAAATATTTATGCCTGAAGATTTCATATGGCGTAAAGGACAAAAAGAAGCAGTAATAAGCATTGTAGAAGCTTATGAGAATAAAACTAAGGTAGTTATACTAGATGCTCCTGTCGGATCAGGTAAATCAATAATTGGATTAGCAGTTGCATATATTCTAAACAAACATGGAAAAGAAGGATATATTTTAGCCTCTGATATTGCACTCCAAGAACAATACGAAAAAGATTTCAAACGAAACCATTTTAAATGGGGTTCTGTAAAAGGAATTGATAATTATCTGTGCATTGATAACATGGAAAAGAATTCATTAGGGACTTGTAGAATTAGAAACAAAAAACCTAAAGGAATGTATTGTTACAATTCTTGTCCATATTTTAATGCCAGAGATCATGCATCTGAATCTCCTACTTCACTTCTCAACTATGCATATTGGTTAATAATGCAAAATTATACAAACCAACACATGGATTTAGATGATCAAATATTTCCTGCTAGAGATTTTACAATTTGTGATGAGGCTCATAAAATTTTAGATATTGTCCAAAATCATTATTCACCTAGATTTGATCCAAATACTTTAGACAAAATAGAAAAATTAACTAACTTTTTTGGCACATATAAAGTAGGTGATCACAATAAAGATTTCCAGTCAATAAAGGTTTTAACTACAGCTTTATTTGATTTTGAAAATCAAGATGAATTATTTAAAACTCTCCAGAGAATAGAAATTTATCTTGAAAATTTTAAACCATCTATAGACTTATTAAAAGAGCAAGTCCAAAAAGAATATCCAAAAGATGATCCACCAAAGGAATGGAGAGAAGCACTTAGATTATGCGATTGGTTAAAAGATTTCCATTGTAAAATCGAGGATTATGTTTATATAATTGACAAAACTTCCACCCGAAATATTGTTAAAAATCCTGGTAAAGATGAAGAATTAGTATTTAATTGTCTGGAAGAAAATTACATGATGACAAAATACTTCCATGCTCATACAGGATTCACTGTTTTAATGTCAGCAACCTTTGCCGATCCAACAGATTACTTAAAGAGTATTGCATTAACTGGTGCAAAGTATATTAAGATGGAATCTAATTTCGATTATAAAAAATCTCCAATCTATTTTTATAATAAAAGGAGAATGACTTATACTCAAATGGAAGCAAATCTACCTTGGTTATATGAAAGAATAAATGAGATTTTAGATAAACACCCTGGTGAAAATGGGATCATCCATACAGCTTCTTATAATCTTACAATGAAAATTCATAACAACTTATCTCATAAAAATAAAATGAGGGTTTTAATATACGAAGGGACTGAAGAGAAGAGGAAGGTACTTGAGATGCTCAAGCAGGATCACTCGAAGGTGCTGATGGGCCCTAGTTTGTTGGAAGGATTGGACCTTAAAGATGAGTGGAGCCGCCTTCAGATATTCGCTAAGGTGCCTTATTTATCACTTGCTGATAAGTTCGTGAAAACTAAATTAGCCATAAATCCTGAATGGTACAGGTGGTCTGCGATAAAAAATGTTTTACAAGGAACTGGAAGGAGTGTTAGAAGTGAAAATGACTGGGCAGTTACATATATTTTAGATGGAGCATTAGCAGATTTAATTCACAAGAATAGAGGAGCCTTTCCATTAAAGGAATTTATAAATAGGATTATTGTTATGCCTGACTAAAAATGGTACAAATGAAAAACAAACATGAGAATATATAAAATAAAATATATTCATGCAAATTTACAAAATAACTAATCTTTTAAATGGAAAAATTTACGTTGGAAAGGATAAACATGATAATGAAAATTATTATGGTTCAGGACTTATAATTAAACAATCAATTAAAAAATACGGAAAAGAACATTTCAAAAAGAAAATAATAGAAACTTGTTTATCTGAAAAAGAAATGGGAGAAAGAGAAGTTTTTTGGATAAATGAATTAAATTGTCTAGCTCCAGAAGGTTATAATATTTCTAGAAAATCATGGGGAGGAGATATTATTTCAAGACATCCTAATAGAAGAGAAATAATAGAAAAAATAAGAAAATCAAATACTGGAAAAAAAAGAACTCCGGAATTTTGTGAATTAATGAGAGAAATAGGATCAAGTATTGATCCGGAAATTAGAAAAGAAGCTGGAAAAAAGGGAGCAGAAACTAGAAAAAAAAGAATAAAAGAAAAAGGATATACCCAAAAAGAACTTAAAAATTATGAAAATAACGCTAAACGATTAACCGAATTTAATAAAACTCAGGAGGCAAGAGAAAGAGTTTCTAAACAATTTAAAGGAAAAAAGAAAAAACCCTTTTCTAAAGAACATAAAACAAATATAGGAAAAGCTAGTAAAGGTAGAAAAATTCCAGGGAAAAAGGTAAATATAGAAGGTATTAAATATGAAACATTACATGCTGCATCTAAAGAATTAAATATTTCCTTATCAACATTAAGAAATAGGTTATTAAGTAATTCTAAAAAGTTTATAAACTGGAGCTATAATGAGTAAACAATTTGTATGTGTAAAAGAATAAATAAAATAAAACAATATGGGAAAGCTTATAAATAACACTTGGTCAAAACCACTAACTTCAGAACAACGCCAGGCTATCAAAGACTTTCAAGAAAACCCACCTAGGTACTACAAGTGGTTTTATAGATGGTATACGCAATGGATAGGTAAGACAATTTTCCTTGGGATTATAGCCGTAGGTGCCTTAATGATTATTTTCAACGATGCAATTTTTGATGTAGTAAAAGGAATGTTCTTTGGATTACTAGGTCTTGTGTTTTGGGCAGCCACTGCCAATTGGTACAAACATCTTTATACAAAAAGATATGCAAAGAAACATGGGATGACAATTCAACAATGGAATCATTGGACAAAAGGGTTAATTCTTGATGTGTAAATGACAGAGACTCATTGTTTTTGGACGAATATATAATAAAAGAATAATAACAATGAGTCTTTATAATACGTACAACAACGAAAATATCCTTTCTAGGGGTGTAATAGCAGGTATGCTAGGTGTCCTAAACAATAATCTCCGTTATAATCAAGTATGGTCTAATGAAGAAATTGAAGAGGTTCAAGTCCCTTGGTTTTATAACCAATCTGGTGACGAACGTTTTATGCAGGATTTCTATACTCATTACGCAGCTTGTGAGTTTCCTAGACCAGTTGATGGTAATTTCGATGTTATTCCAAGAGGAATACTTACATATGGAGGATCTGATATTGATGCTAATCGTATCACAAACCGTTTTGTACAAGGACGTTATGTAAAAGAAATTGATGGAAAGTTACAATCATTTGTATCTTTCTTATATTCTATTCCGCTTACTATTACCTTTGAATGTGAACTTTGGTTAGATACTCAAGTTACTGCTCTTAAAGTAGAACAAGCAATCCGCGAAACATTCTATAAAACTGTTACATTCTATTTTTACTACAAGGGAATGCGCCTTGGCGCGACCGCCGGTTTTAGTGAACAAATAGGTGTAGAAAAAATGGTCGAATATTCCTTTGAGACCGGTGATGAGTCCAGACCAAAAATCAAGTTCACTATAGAAGTTGAAACTTATCAACCTGTATTTGATCCTACTACAGAAATGGATGCTAATAACTATATGAGAGGTATAGGGTATAGAATGTTTGAACATGATGAAAAAGATGATGGAAGAATTGAAATAGTTTCTCCCGCTGAAGGAACCATTGTCCCAAAAGAATTTCCCCTTTATATAGATTGGCATTTTAATGACGAGGGAGGGGTTATGCCAAAAGTGGATGCTTTTTGGCTAGAACACAATACTAATGAATGGAATTTAATCGAAAAGGGAATCCAGAATCATGAATTTTGGATTTGGAATATCCCAGAATCTTTTACTCAGTATAAACAGCCGAAAATTACTTACGAAGAAGATTCAAGCATTCGTATACATAGAGAACCCATAATTAGTATTCTACCTGACACAACTACAAAAATTATTGATGAATCAGCATTCACTATAATAAATGAAGGTTATTTTATGGCCCCATCAGAGGATGCAAGTATGGGAATAATTTTAGAAATGAGAGATGATCAGGATAGAATTAGTTATACTGGTGACAATGATATTTACCTGAATATAAAGCATTATAAAATAGATAGTTCTAATCCTGTATGGGTTGATCCGAGTGCAAATCTTGTATTTCCAGGAACCGTAGATTACAAAATAATCGATATACATATCGCCAACAATGTTAATAATGATGTATTTGGAGTTGTTAAAAGTATTAAAGTGGTCTAACTTGTTAAGAAAAAGACATAATTTTTAAGAACTTGTTAAATATATAAAATAAAATCTTATTAATGAGTAAAGTTTTTTACACTTATATAATTACGAATATGATATCAACCAAACAATATGTTGGTAGTCATATATGTTATAAGAAAGATATTAATAATGATGGCTATATGGGATCAAGTAAATATCTTAATAAAGATTATAAAATATATGGCAAAGAAAATTTTACAAAAAGTATAATTAAAGAAGGTTATTTAAATTCAACGGAAATGTTAGAGTCTGAATCCCATTATATTTTAAAATATAATACGTTAGCTCCTGTTGGATATAATAGATTTATTCCTAATAAAAAAATAGGATTTCACATGAGCGGGTTAAAAGCTAGTGAAAAAACTAAAGAAAAAATGAGTAAATCACATATAGGCAAAACTCATTCTATTGAAACTAAAGAAAAAATGAGGATGTCGCGAATAGGATTGAAAAAATCTAAAGAAACTAAAGAAAAAACATCCGTATCAAGAAAACAGTGGTTTGAAAATAATGAAAATCCTATAAAAGGTAGAAAAAGACCTGATCTTTCTAAAAATAGAAAAGGCAAAAATAATCCTATGTTTGGCACTCGTTGGGTAACAAACGGAGTAGAAAATACAAGAATTCTAACTAATGAAAATATCCCAATTGGGTGGAAATTAGGAAGACAATTAAAAATGCAAAAAAATAATTAATTATGATCCAAAAGATAAATTTTCTTAAAAGAACAACAACTGTAGCAGACATAAAGTCATTGTGCGAGACTACCATCGCTGCAATGAGTTCTGCAATTTATAACGCAGTTACCCCGGAAGCTCGTTTTGAAATTGAAAGAGTTGCTTTAGAGAACCTTTTCGAAGGATTATCTAAGTACCCAAAAGATAACCTTATTAGTGAATGGGTTAGCAACGAAAAGAGAATTTTTGCTGTTAAAAATATCGGTGTGAGAAAAGTAATTAACTCACTTAAAGAAAATGAAGCAAAAGAAGATGCTACTCTTGCAGGTCTGTTAGAGCATTTTGAAGAGCAAGTTAATCAAAAACATGAAGTTCTTGTTTATGAAGAGTTTATTTCTGCTCTAGCTGGCGAATACAATTGGGTACCCGGAGTTACTACTCAATTAGATGCATTAGCCAACCGCGTTTCTAAATATAAGAATGATATTGATCTTACGAAGATTATAGAAACTATGAAGTTAACAAGAAGCAATTACTTGTTACCTTATATCGAAAGATATGTTGATAATTATTTAGCTAACAAAACTGAACAAACTAAGAGTTTCTTAAAAGAAGCACTTGTTAAGTTTAGCTATGATCCTTTTGTAAGAGATATTATTAATATCATTATGGTAGATGCAAAAGATCTTCAATTAGAATATGCAAGCGCAGATGCTGATATCGATAAAGTATATTCTCCACTTATGTATTTAGGTGAGAATGAAGTTTTATTCAATATCAAGGGCACTTACTATGTTAAGAAAGGAAATAACGTTAACAAACTTAAAAAAGAAGAAGTTGCTATGTTGGATGAAAACTACAAAGCGCTTTGTTCTGCTATAAATCTTCCAACTGTTGAGATTTCTAAAAAGGAGATTACAGTTTATGAAGGAAATAATAAAGCTGTTATTACTGAAAAAACTGTTGAAGTAAACAC